TAAATAGTTCTAACAAGAAAAAAATGCAAGATAACATGAATAAAGATACAAAATCTTTCTTAAAAATCTTGGATTTTGCATTCAGTAACGCAAAATAGGTAAAAAATGTCCTCAGATATCCTAGAGTTTTACATCGAAAAAGAAAAAAGAGAGTTAATTAATACAATTGGTTCTGCCAAATATGTTAGTGAAGAACAAAAAGAAGCAATGATTTCTGTCATGTTGAAAGAACAAGACGTTGATGATTTGAAAGACCAAGTTAGAGATATGGAGAAAAAACTAAGTGATAAAGTAAGAAATGATGAATGGGATCGGAGAGATGACGAAGCCGTGGCGTTGCAAGATCGTATTGATAAGAAAAAAAAGGATATTAAAGATAAAGAAAGTAGAACAACTCATGGGGCGGGGCACAAAAGTCCAGGGCAGACCACCTATCGGGGAGGATAAACAAATGAAATTAATCTGCGAAATAAACGAAGATATTCAATATAAGTTGGAAGAAGCCGAAGGAACAGAACCAAAGAAATATTTCCTTGAAGGCATCTTTATGCAAGCAGACACGAAAAATAGGAATGGTAGGCTTTATCCAAAAAGTATTTTAGCAAAAGAAGTAAAACGATATACAGAGAAATACATTAAATCTAATAGAGCATTTGGTGAGTTAGGGCATCCTGACGGACCAACGGTTAATTTAGAACGTGTTTCTCACATGATTACTGAATTGAAACAGGATGGTTCTAATTTTGTTGGACGTGCTAAAGTTATGGACACGCCTTATGGTAAAATTGTAAAAAGTTTGATTGATGAAGATGCAAAATTAGGAGTTTCTTCAAGAGGAATGGGTTCACTCAAACCTCAAAAAGATGCTCAAGTAGTTCAAAGTGATTTCTATCTCGCGACAGCAGCAGATATCGTTGCTGATCCTTCTGCTCCCGATGCCTTTGTTGAAGGTATTATGGAAGGCAAAGAGTGGGTTTGGGAAAATGGATTGATTAGGGAGAAATATATTAGTGAATACAAGAGGGAAATTGCAAATGCCTCTAGTAAAAACCTTGATAAAGTTAAAATTAGAGCTTTTGGGGATTTCCTTTCAAAACTCTAAATTGTATAAATAATAACAGAAACATATTTTCAATTAATAGGAGAGAACAATGTCTGAAGAATTGGTAAACGAAGAAGAACTTCAAGTGGAGGAAGAAATTCAAGAGGATGTTCTTTCCGAAGACGAAGCACTTCAAGAAAAGGCCAAAGTGAAGGAAGGCGAATTGCCTCCTGCACTACAAAAAGCAATTGATAAGAAAAAAGGTAATGGTGATGATGACGGGGATGATGACGAAGATGACGAAGATGAGGAAGATGAGGAAGAAGCTGAATCAGCAAAAGCCTCTACCAAAAAAGAGTCTATTCAAGTTCCTAAAACTAAATCCGCTATGGTCAAAGATATCTACGAGAAAATCAATTCTCTGAAGAAATCCGATCTTGAAGGTCTTTATTCTAGTTACATGACAGTTGAAGAAGGTAAAGAAGAAGATCTTTCATCTAAGGATGTGGAGGATTTGGGAGGAGACCCAGAAGGTGGATCACCACCAGAAGGTATTAAACCCCTGAAACCTAAGAAAAAGAAGATTAAAGCACCGAAGGCTGAATCAGTACAGATTGATGTAAAACAAGATGTAGAAGCACTCGTTCAGGGTGAAGAACTATCTGACGAATTTAAATCAAAAGCAGCTACTATTTTTGAAGCAGCCGTTCATGCAAAAGTTGTGGACGAACTTAACAAACGAATTGAAGACCTTGAGAAAGAATATCAAGAAGAAGCGGAAATTCAAACAGAGGAATTTCGCAAATCCATGACAGAAAAAGTTGACGGTTATCTCAACTATGTTGTCGAAGAGTGGATGGGTGAGAATGAACTCGCAGTAGAAAAAGGTATTCGATCAGAATTGGTTGAAGACTTTATGTCCGGTTTGAAAAATCTTTTCCAAGAGCATTATATTGACATTCCAGAAGAAAAAGTAGATCTTGTTGATGACCTCTTTAGCAAGGTAGAAGAACTGGAAAATAAATTGAATGAGCAAACAACAAAGAATATTGACCTTACAAAGTCGATTAGTGAATATAAAAAAGAAGAAACTGTTGATACTGTTTGTGAAGACCTTACTGATACTCAATCTGAAAAGGTTAAGGAATTGGCAAAAGGTGTAGAATATGAAGATGAAAGTCAATACAAAGGAAAATTAGAAATGATTGTAGAGAATTACTTCCCAACGGCACAAGTTAAGTCTGAGGAAGAAGTAACAAACGATGATAATAGTGATGAAGAAAACACAGAGAAAGCGAATGCTCCGTTGATGGAGGAATATGCAAAAGCAATTTCTCGTGCTAATACCAAATAATAACTTTTTAATAAACTTTTAATAAACTTATAGGAGAATAAAATGCAAATTGCGCAACAACTTCAAGAGAAGTGGAAGCCAGTGATTGAACATCCAGATCTCCCCCCGATTACAGATCCTTACAAACGGGCTGTAACGGCGGTTCTTTTGGAGAATCAAGAGAAGGCTATCGCAGAAGAAAGTGGTTCTTATGGACTATTGGGTGAGGTTGCACCTTCCAACGCTATGGGAATTAGTGACGGAGTAGGAACACAAGGAGCGGGTCTTAAATTTCGTGATCCAATCTTAATTTCTATGATTCGCAGGGCAATGCCTCAACTGGTTGCTTATGATGTCTGTGGTGTACAGCCTATGACAGGTCCAACTGGTCTTATTTTCGCAATGAGAGCCAGATATGGTACTCAAGCTGGTGCTGAAGCACTGTATAACGAAGCCGATACCGGTTTTGGTGGTACAGATTCAAGTCCGGCCTCTGTTGTGGCTCAAGGCCCAGGCGGTCTTTTGATTCACACAAACGGAACTGCTAACAGTACTTATGGTATGAGTGGTTCTGGTATGACAACTGCCCTTGGTGAGGCAATTGGTGATTCAGGAACAAATGCTATTGCTCAAATGGCTTTCTCAATTGAAAAAGTCACTGTCGCAGCAAAGACACGTGCCCTGAAAGGCGAATACACTATGGAATTGGCTCAAGACCTTAAAGCCGTTCATGGTTTGGATGCTGAAGCTGAACTTTCTAATATTCTTTCAAGTGAAATCTTGGCAGAAATTAATCGTGAAGTTATCAGAACGATTGGTCACGTTGCACAACCTGGCGCACAGCAAGGTAATGTAACTTCGGTTGGTATTTTTGACCTTGATACTGATTCCAACGGACGTTGGTCGGTTGAAAAGTTCAAAGGACTAATGTTCCAGATTGAACGTGAAGCCAATCAGATCGCCAAAGACACACGTAGAGGAAAAGGTAATATTATTATCACTTCTTCTGATGTGGCCTCGGCACTTCACATGGCAGGCGTTCTTGATTACGCCCCTGCAATGTCAACTAATCTTAACGTAGATGAAGCAGCATCGACATTTGCCGGTGTTCTTAATGGACGTTATAAAGTGTATGTTGACCCATTTGCTCTTAACACTTCACCTAACTACTTTATTGTTGGGTATCGTGGATCGAGTCAATATGATGCAGGTCTTTTCTACTGCCCATATGTACCTCTACAAATGGTACGTGCAGTTGGTGAGAATAACTTCCAGCCAAAAATCGGATTTAAGACACGATATGGTTTCGCACAGAATCCATTCGCGACTTCCGGTAAAACTGGAGTTCCTGATCAAGATAATGCAGTGGCAGCCGCTAATCAAAACTACTACTATCGTATAGTTAGAGTCGCAAACCTCATGTAATCATGATGGTGGGCATCCACTAAAAATACTTAAAAGGGGAAGTCATTCATTTTGGGTGATTCCCCTTTTTTTGTTTCATAAATATAGTAGTAGTGAAATAAAGGAGAACGATGCCAGCATTTGCAAAATTACCAGACAATTTAAGTTATCTATCCCCTGTTGGATTTAGATTTTCAATTAAGAAATTACCAGCCGTAAATTATTTTTGTCAAGCCGCTAATATTCCCGGCTTATCTACAAATGCGATTCCAATTGAGTTACCAGTTTCCAGAATGTATGTTGAGGGGCTTACTCCTGATTTTGAAGATTTGACTATTCGATTTGTTGTTGATGAATACATGAAAAATTGGCAAGAGATTTATGATTGGATTATTGGGCTTTCCCCTTCATCCAGTTTGGAACAGAGAGCTGAATATTTACGCACAGAAGAAAAAGTTTCTACTGGAATATTAACTCTTCTGACAGGTAGTATGAATCCTCAAATGGAGTTTCATTTTCTTGATGCGTTTCCTACTAATTTAACAGCATTGGATTTTGATAGTACTGCTACTGATGTAGAATATCTTTCAGCAACCGCAACTTTTAGATACCAAAGATACGAGATTAAACACCTATTGAACACATAATGTAATGGATTTTGACAAAATTATTGAAGAGTGGAAACAAGATTGTCCTATTGATGATACCACCTTAGACAAAGAATCAGTAAAAATACCTACCCTACATGGAAAATATTTGGAACTCCATTCAAGGGAAAAAATATTTCTTAATTATCTTGAAGTGGAGTATAAGAAACTTTATCGGGAGAAATGGGAATATTATAGTGGTAAAGCAGAAAAACCCTTCCAACTAAAACTACTCAAAACAGACCTTCATATATACTTGGATTCTGATGACAAGTTGTGCGAACTTAAAGAAAAAATTGATACGCAGAAACAGAAAGTGAGTTATGTTGAGTCGGTTATTAAGAGCTTAGAAACACGGAGCTTTCATATTACAAATGCAATTAATTGGAGAAAGTTCACAGCAGGGCATGACTAATGGATATTGTCGTTCAGAAGAAGGACGAAGTACATGTAGTTGTAAGAGCAGAACCGCACATCACCAGAGAATTAAGTGATTACTTTCGTTTCAGGGTGCCGGGGTATCAATTCATGCCATCATTCCGTTCAAAGAAATGGGATGGATACATATATCTTTTTTCTTATATTAATAATACTCTTTATTGTGGATTATTAGATCGTCTTGTTTCTTTTGCGAAGGATAGAGAATATACGATAGATTATGAATTTGATTATCCCAAAGACAATAATGTTTCCCTTCAAGATTTTAAGAAGTTTATTGATTCCGTTCCAACTAAGTTAGTTCCAAGAGATTATCAGTTGGAAGCAGTTCATCATGCAATAAACAAAGAACGAACTCTTCTCGTATCACCTACCGCATCTGGTAAATCACTTATCATTTATTATTTGGTCAGATATCATTATCCACAAAAAACTTTAATCGTAGTTCCAACCATTTCTTTAGTATATCAAATGTATACCGATTTTGAGGGATATGCAGATAAAAACTTTGAAGTCGAAAATTTCGTCCACAAGATTTATGGAGGACAAGAGAAAACCAGCAAGAAACCAATTATAATTTCCACATGGCAATCAATATATAATATGTCAAAGAAGTATTTTGAAGAGTTTGATGTTATAATTGGAGATGAAGCACACCTATACAAATCAAAATCACTTACCGGCATTATGACAAAGACAACGAATGCTGCTCATAAAATTGGAACTACTGGAACTCTGGATGGAACCCAGACACATAAATTGGTTCTGGAGGGATTATTTGGGCCGGTCTTTCAAGTCACTACAACCAAGAAACTTATTGATAAAAAGAAATTATCACCATTTTCAATTACTTGTTTGATACTTAAATATGAAGCCGAAATTCGTAAGCAAGTTAGTGGAATGGATTATCGGGAAGAAATTAAATTTTTAATTGAAAGTGAAAGTCGTAATAGATATATTAAGAACCTCGTTTTGGGGCTGAATGGAAATAGCCTTTTACTATTTCAGTTAGTAGAAAATCACGGAAAAGTATTATATGATTTAATAAAGCAGGAGGTAGCGGGTGTCAGTAATAGGAAGACTTTTTTTGTATATGGAGGTACAGACGCAAACACCAGAGAACAAGTCAGAGCAATTGTTGAAAAAGAACAAGATGCCATCATCGTGGCAAGTTATGGGGTATTCAGTACCGGCGTCAACATTAGGAATCTTAATAACATTATTTTTGCTAGTCCTTCTAAGAGTCGTATTAGAAATCTTCAGTCGATAGGTAGAGGATTGAGACTATCAGAAAATAAAGAAGAAACCGTTCTGTATGATATATCAGACGATTTAACATGGAATAATCATCGTAATTATACAATTAATCATTTTGCTGAAAGAATAAAGATTTATAATGAAGAGCAATTTGAATACAAGATGTTTAGTATTGGAATCCGATAGCAAATCAGTTATTTCAACTTGACTTATTTTTTTTTCGTGTTATAATAATCTTAGTGATTTATTTTAACAATGTTAATGGAGAAAATTCATGGCAAAAGGAAAAAAGTCTACACATTATATTGATAATAAAGAATTTCTTGAAGTAATGAAGGGATATCATGTTCTTGTGGTTGAAGCTCAAGAAAAAGGAGAACCAAGACCCATTATACCTGATTATGTGGGAGAATGTTTTATAAAAATAGCACAACGATTGTCTTTTAGACCAAATTTTATTAATTATGCTTTTAGAGAAGACATGATTTCCGATGGTATTGAGAATTGTGTTCAGTATATACATAATTTTAATCCCGCTCGTTCTGACAATCCATTTGCTTATTTTACTCAAATCATTTATTATGCTTTTATTAGACGGATTGAAAAAGAAAAGAAACAACTGTATATCAAATATAAAACGATGGATATGCATGGCAGCTTGGATGATAATGTTACACTATCAAAACATGATACGGCCGATGGGCATGGTGATGCTCCAATGACGGTAGATCAAAAAGCCAATATGTATGATTTTATTGCGACATTTGAGAGTAAAAAGAAAAAACGCAAAGTTCAAAAGAAAAAATCTACAACATCTACCTTAGAATATTTTTTTGCAGCTGCCTAAACAGAACAAATTATTATGCCCAAATCACGAAAGAGAAAACCTCCTATTAGTCAAAGAATTGCTCAAAAAAGAAAACAAAAGGATGATGGGGTTCAGTTTCATATCTTACGGCCATTTGGTCCGAGAATAGCCCGAATACAAATGCCGGAAGAGATTTTAGGAAAGATGGTCAAACTAACTGATGAGATAATGGAAGATGAGAAACGAAAAAGTTGGGGGCATCATTTAGTGGGGCAGATTAAAGAAGAACCTTATATTACAAAAGAAACATTACAACAAATAGGCGTTTATGATTTTTTTAATGGATGTTTACAGTATTATCTTACAGAGGTGATGAAAGAACTTTATGCTTATACTGAAGAAAATTATCTTCTGGAAACGGCGGTTAAAGATATGTGGTCAGTTCATATGGAACCCGGAGGGGAATATAATCCACTTCATTTTCATACGTTTTGTCACGTTTCATCTACTGGTTATTTAAAGATGCCTGTTCACAGACCGAAGAGAAATATTCCACACAAACAAGATAAAGACGGGATGATTGAATTTGTTGATCATGCAGCTTGGCCGGAATGTTTGGATAGAGGAACAATGTTGGTGGAACCAACAGTAGGAACGATGTACATGTGGCCTTCTCATATACTTCATACTGTTTATCCGTTTTTAGGAACTGAAGAAAGAAGAAGTGTTGCTTGGAATGGGGTTTATAGATTGACAGATAAAAAAACTAAGGATGTTATAGCAGGAGGAAATTATTAAATGAAAATTGCTTTAATTACGGACACGCATTGGGGTGCCAGAAATGATTCACAAGTGTTCATGAATTATTTCAAACGATTTTATGAGGAAGTATTTTTTCCTTATCTTGAAGAACATAATATCAAAACCTGTATTCACTTGGGTGATGTGGTTGACAGGCGGAAGTTCATTAACTACAGAATACTCAAAGACCTACGAGAAAACTTTATCAATCGCCTTTGGAAAATGGGTGTTGATACTCATATCATAATTGGGAATCATGATACTTTTTACAAGAACACAAATGAGGTGAATAGTATTGCAGAACTTTTTTCAACTTATGATGGTAATATTGAGCCGTGGATGTATTCAGAACCAACAGAAGTAGAATTTGATGGACTAAAGATTTTGATGATGCCTTGGATTTGTCCTGAGAATCATGAAATAGCGATGAAAATGATTCAGGATACAAAAGCACAGATTCTTATGGGGCATTTGGAAATTATAGGAATTGAACAGATTGTAGGATCATGGAATTATACTGGAATAGATGCTTCTGTTTTTAGTAAATTCGACATGACAATGAGTGGGCATTTTCATCATAAGTCAACAGGGGGAAACATTTATTACCTTGGTAATCCATATGAGATTACGTGGTCAGATTA